TGCCCATCCGGCCCCCCCGGCGCCGCCTAGCCTCTCTATCTTGTACCCCACTACCGCGCCTCCAATTCTGCGACAAACTCCTCAATGCAGGAGATCAGCTGCTCTTTCGTCACTGGGATGCAATCACGACAATACAGCCCGTTCCATTCCCCTTCCACAAAGATCATGCACTCGTTTCCGTTGTCGTATGTGCCGCGCAGGTCTGCAAAATACTTCACCCCGTCATGCTCAAAATGGCAACTGTAACCGCCAAACCCCAACTGGCTGATGTTATATACCACTTCGTATTTCATTCCTATACCTCCCTAAAATAACGAAATTTCAACATCACATACAACAGACTTCCTCTTTTTCGGTCGATATTGTCGCCCTGTGTCCACATCCCCCATACACGACGGATAAAAACCAGAGCACGATGTCTGGTGGCGTATCTGCGAAAAGGACAGAACTATTTCCCGCTCATCGCAGTAATAGTAATGACCGATTGTGAGGCAGTTTGCACAGTATCTGCAATATTTCATTACCGCACCTCCCGAAAGATAATATCCGTCTCGCGCATCATGTGGAGGAACATCTTCTTGCGCAGGAGATAATCCCGCGTTCTAACGCCCTTGACCTCGATCACCTCATTGCGCCCATCGGCGTAGGCGACGAAAAAGTCTGCCGTGTAGGTGATCGGGCGTTGCTTTTTCCCCGTGTTGTCACGGAATCCCTCAAGCAGCGTATATTGCGGCTGCAATCCGATTCGGAGAACCTCACCCGCCTGCTTGCGTGAGAGCAGGTCAAGATAGATTTCTGCCTCACGCCTGCTATCAAACGTGTACCCGCACACCGTTGTCTTGCGGGCGTTGTACTTGTTCTTGTTCTGCGCCCGCACAAGGCGCATGATGTTCCCGATTGCCTCCCGTGCCGTCGGGTTGGGCTTCTTGCAGGGATGATACTCGTCCATGTTGCCGCCTCCTCATAAATACCCGCGCTTCTTGTTCTTCTCGTTCACGAGCCGATGTAATTCACAGCGTGCCGCCTCATCCCAGCTCTCAGCATTCAGCCACGAGACGCACACGTGGATAACGTCCGTGAGTTCCAACGCAAGGCGTTTGCGGGCCTCCATAATCACCTCGTTCATGGCCTCGCACGGAAACTCTTTGTTGCTCTGCTCATGCTGTGAGATGATATGCGTCTCTTGGATAACCTTGTCCGTCTCTTCCGAGAGCTTGGCAATCCACTCTGCCGTATCCGCATCACGAAACTTAGTGCACGGCTGCGGCTTCATCATGTCAAATGTGCCCGTTTTCAGCTGTTCATTCTCCCGTTTCAGCTTCGCGTTCTCCGTTTTCAACTTGTCTATCTTGTTTGCTTGTCCCCACATCGTAGCCGCGGCCTCCCGAAAGGATTCCTCCAGGTAATGGCACACCTCTCTTACTCGCTCGTCCTCCTTAAAAAAATTTATCATCTCAGCACGCTCCTTTCATGCGCCAATCGGCGCCCCTAACCTCTACACGCTCGCACATCCCGTAGATGCGCGACATTATCCGCTGCCCCTGCATGTCGTCAATCACGTTGCCGCCCCTGTCCACCGTCGCCATGTGGCGGATGATCTGCATCGGGCTGTAGTTGCTCGTGACGACTGTCGGCAGCTGCTCGTTGTACCTGTGGTTGACGATGCAAAAGAGCTGCTCGCCCACCCACTCGGTCATTTTCTCCGCGCCGAGATCGTCCAGCACGAGAAACGGCGTCTCCTTGACCGCCTGCACCCGCTCCGACGTCCCGCCGCTCGCGAACGATGCGCGTATGTCCGCCATGAGGTCAGGCACAGAAGCAAAGAGCACAGGCTTTCCCGCACTCGCCCGCTCGTTGGCGATAATCGCCGCGAGCTTTGTCTTGCCCGTTCCTTTCTCGCCATGGAGAAACAGCCCCTTGATCTCGTCCGCGACCATCATGTGCGCCGCATCGACGGCGTCTTTGTTCGCCTCCGTGACGATGTAATCCGCGAACGTGTCCCCCTCGTACGCCCTAGGGACACGGGCAGAGGCAAAGAGCCGTGAGATGCGCAGACGCGCCAAACGGTTCCGCTCGTGACGGCACCGCCTGAGAGCATAACAGAACCGCCCGTCATGGACTTCGACGACGGGAATCATGCCCTGAGAAGGCTGTTTGCAGACCTCCCCCGTGCATCCCTTGCACCTCTCTTGCGCACGCTCAATGTCCGCAATCTCCTCCCGATGCCGCCTGATCTCCTCCGCCGGGAGGTCGTAGCTTCCACGGAGGGATGTAGTTGCGGTCGGCTTCTGCGAAATCTGAATACCGTTCCTCAAGAGCCTCGCGGCTATCGTTCCTGCCTGCTCCATGCTGTTTCACCTCCTGTTTCAGCGGGAAAAATCCCAACCACCCACGCATGACAGTCTCGTTGACAATGGCAATTTTCTCTTCGTCAGTGCTTGACAGCTTATCGAGCTTAGAGAGATTGAGCCGTAATGCCCGTTTCGTCAATGATCTGCCCTTCTCCCTTCGCATTTCAACGAATCCACGAAGAGCTTCAAGAAGCTCCGCATTATCCGTGTAGGATTCCAAGCAGGATTCCAAAAGAGAAGCGTGAGTATTTTCTTTTTTGCATTTTTCTTTTTTAGTCTTGTCTAGTCTAGTCTTGTCTAGTCTATTTAATGCACCAACATCTGCACCACGTTCTGCACCAACATCTGCACCACGTTCTGCACCAACATCTGCACCACGTTCTGCACCAACACGCAGATAATCCGGCAATGTCATTTTGTAGAGTGTTGTTTTTTTCGCACCTGCCTTAAAGTCTAGCCATCCACGCTGTTTTAACCTGTTCTTGGCGACGGTGATTGCATGACTGCTATTGATTCCACAAAGTGTTTGCAAACGTCTATCAGAACACCCGAACCATTCGCGCCACATCAGCGAATTGTCCAGCAACAATAGCCTAAACCACATCACTTGATCTAACGCAGGCATCGGGTCTGCCGAAGTATCTTCGCCAAACGCTTTGAGCCAATCCATTAGCCGCATGTTCAACCGCCTCCTTTCCATTGTTTTTTATGCCTATGGTCTCGGGAGCTTGCTCCACGCAATCACATCATCGTGCAGCATCTCAGAAAGCTCGTCGAATGCCCACATAACCGGGTATACGCTTTTTATATCCGTAGCTAATTCTGCTTCGCAACAAACCACAATCTCATTCTCTCTTTTGCCCTCAGCATTCACAATAAGCGCCAGAGATGCGGAAGCACAATCATCTTGGGATTCGCCTATCTCCTTTCGATAGATCACCCTGCCCTTAGAGTTTGTATATCCCGCAGTGTGAAATCCGTACTCCTTCAGGCGTTCCAGATCTTTAACAACAAACAAATCTCTCACCTCCTATCTCTTACATAATCAACCTCTTCCCCATTGCTCATCTGGATAGTGATGTTTTCCGGATAGTTGTTTGCGTAATTACATTCAGGATCCCCAATCGCATTTGAAGAAACGTATTTTGCTGACTTAATCTCCTTCGGAATCGTATGTGAACTTTCACAAAGGTGTGCTTTCTCTTTACTATCAAAATCTACGCCGCAAAATTCACAGGCATATCGACAAATCTCTTTCATAACGACACCTCCTTCCTGCTCTTCCTCCGCAGACCGTACACATCCGCGATCCGCTCATCAATCTTGACCGGCTCAAGGAAATACCGCCTCAGAAAATCCTCTTGCCCGACGTTGTGTATCTCGGTATGGTGCTCTCTGCAAAGAGGAAGCGCACGCATCCCGATGTGACATATCTCCTTGCGGTTGCGCCCCATACCAACCACGCTGCCGTTGCAGTGATGCAGCTCCGCTTTCCTTCCACACACCGCGCAACGCTTGTTCATGAGGCACGCCCACACATAGCGCGGGATGTCCTCTGAGAGCTGATACAGCGGCTCTCCTACGTCAACACCGTGGAGAACGCAGAAGTCGATGAGATACGTGATAAACAGCCGCGCCGTAGTCATATCACAGTCCGAGAGGGAGAATGATCTTCTCAACGTCTCAGCCTCACCCACAAACATCAGCTTTAGCATTTCCTTCATGGCTTCCAGTGGAGTGTAGCCCCACCATGCGGCAATGTAGGAGATCAGCACATAGGCTTTCTTGCGTTGGTCTGCCGATATGTGCCGCTTGTCGACAAGCTCCACACCGACAACGGATTGATAGCCCTCCGGCTTTTTCTTGTCATGAGGGAACGGGACAAAGACCGTAATGCCATCATCCCGCTCCTCCACAACATCACCTAGGAGCACCATCAGAATGGGATGTCGTCGTCAGTGCTGTAACCGTTGCGCATCTCCTGCTCGATGCACTTCTTTTCAGGCGGCGTGATTGCCTCAATGCCCTCAATCGGCAGGATGGCGATGCACTTGGTAGAGGTGTAAATCTTGCCGTTGTAGATATATTCCTCTTCGCGGAACTTACCGCCGAAGAGTTTGCCGACAAGGCTCTGCTCGTTCCAATCCCATGTATAGCCGGGATTGGACTTTTCGATGTTCTGGAGCATTCCCTTAAACCGCCCCTGCTGCTCGCCTGCTGTGAGCTGGTAGTACATGCCGCCCCATTTTGCCTCGGCGTTTCCCGCCTTACGCACATCATATTGCTTGCGGTAGTAGCCCGCATACTTGCCGCTCTCGATGTCAAAGGCAATCGTCAGCATCGCCGCTTTACTCTTTGACTCCCCTTTCTGAACTTTCACGATGCGGCACTCATAGCCACCCGGCGGCAAAGGAATGTATTCCCCTGTGATTGCGGGTGTCGTGTCCCAGTCACTCGGTTTCTGCATCATTGTCATCATCCTCCTCATACTTCTTCAGTGCCGCGATTACCGCAGCCATGTCATTCGGAATCTCTTTCTCGAAACAATCCATCGGACTTTTTGCCGTGGAGTGATCTGCCTGTGTTACAAAGACGTGACGCCCATCCAGAGCCTTTGCCCAGAGCACCGTTGTAAACTTGGATTCAAGCACAATCTTGTCGAGCTTGCGCCCGCCCGTCTTGACGTGTGTCCACTGGTAGCCGCTCTCGTCATGTTCCGTGAGCGAGTGCGCGATAAAGACGACTGTCAGATTCTCACGCAAGAGGTGCGCATCCGATACGATGTTCCACACGCATTGCGCGAGGTCGACGAACTTATCGAATCCGCGTTCCTTCGCTCTGCGCATCTCATCGTCCACCATGATTGTGGTAAGCCCGTCAATGACGAGCGTGTCGAACTTGTCCGCCCATTCTCCCTGCATTTTCTGATAGATCGTCTCGATCGTCAGAACGCTCGAGGTCTGCGTGTAGTTTTTCTTTGCGCCGCTGTACTGCTTCTTCCAGCCCTTCCACGAGAGCCCCTTGCGATCAGCATCAACGATAAAGGTGCGCTCGGGGGCGGGGGGGGGGGGGGGCGGGGGGCGTGCCGCCCCCCGCCCCCC